GTTCGATCCCCGCCGGGCGCACCAATTTTTAGTTTCAGCAAGTATCAATTCTTACCAAAACCATTGATATCACTACTATAACAAACTCTGATTAGTTTCATAAAGTATCAAAACGTTCCACCAGTTACCGTAATCTTTACGGTATTTTTTCCAGTACAATCTAATACCGCAATAATTCATACCGTAAAAAACCTATATTCTTTTGCTTTATAAGTTATTTTTAACCTGTATTTAACTAAAATTATTGAACATTTTTAGTACGATCATTTGTACTAGAAGGATTTTTGCCGATTAAATTATGTTCACTTGGATCAAAAAAAGATATCTAACTTTTAAAAATTAGACTCAAATTAAAAAGCAGAAGAAATATTTTGTAAGATTGAGCTAACATTGTAAGTAGTAGGCCTATTTAATTGGTCCCTAAAATATTAAATCCCTTACTGAAAAATTGAGAATCAACAAATGAAAGATTGGGTCTATTTCTACATCGAGCACACAATCAAATATGGTGAGCCATTTTACAAAGAGATAGGATGGTCATTAGGTTTAAGGAATAACTTTATGGTAGTAAGTTTAATAAATAGCTGACATAGGATTGATTAAATAATTTTAGAGGGATCTTAATATGTGTGCAAACTATGAACCGATATCAAAAGATCGAGTGCACTTACTTGATCTATTCGAGCCAACATTCGACTATAAAGATGATGTTTATCCTGGTTACGACTGCCCTTTAATTTTTAGCAACAATGGGAAAATAGAATGGCGTCAGGTTAAATTTGGGTTGATACCGAAATGGAAGCACGATTTAAAATATTCTCGTTTTACATACAATGCTAGAACAGAAACTGTGGCTACACTTCCGAGTTTTAGCCATGCTTGGGCTAAAAGCCAGTTTGCCTTGATACCAGTCGAAAAGATTTATGAACCAAAATATGTGGACGGGAAAGCAGAACGTTGGGGAATATACCGTGAAGATGGCCTACCCTTTACTGTGGCTGCCATTTATGAATCTACAATAATTGACGGACAGCAAGTTAGGTCAATGTCTATGTTGACAATCAATGCTACTAATCACCCTTTAATGAACCAGTTCCATAAACTCGAAGACGAAAAGCGATCTATCATCGTCATTCCTGAAGAATATCGTAATGACTGGCTAAATTGTAAAAAAGAAGATGCTTTTCGGTTTTTCTTTGAAATGCCAGTCGCCGAGTTTACTTCAAATTATTTTCCAAAAAAAAATAAATAAAATAATAGAAATAATAACAACTGCACTCGGCAGTTGTTATTATTTCTATTATTATCAATAATCGGTATCAAATAATTGTTGAATCACTACCGCAATAGCTGCAAATAAAGCTGTGATTGCAAGCTTGCCGTACCAAATTCCGAACCAAAGTTGTTGTTGAAAGCCAAGTCTGTAATTCTTCTCTCGCAAACCAGCCCAATCCAAAATATCATAACCTTCTGGTTTTAATGAATAAAATTCCAATAATGGATAAAAACAGAAGCTAAGAAATATACCAAAGATCAGATAGAACCAGATTTTAGAATAGTCAGTATCTACATAGAATCTATATAAAAAATAAGCGCTTATCGTCCAGATTATTATATAAATTAAAGTATAAATTGCAGTCTTTAAATCAAAACCAAATTTTATACTAAAATAAAATATAATTGCTGCCGTTATGATAAATAAATATGAAAAAATTCTCATTAATATGATTTCCTAAAGGGGGGGGGTAAATAGTGAAAATCAATACTAGAAATTTTTTTATAATGATAAAACACCCTATTTGTAATCAAATATTTCAAAAAAATTGTCATTTTAAAAACATTATCGGTCTCCATAGAAAAAGAATAATCTGTCTAAAGTTATAATAATTATTATCAATTATAAAATAAAATTGATTATAAATATGATTATAAAATAATTTTTAATTATAAATAAAATAGAATAAAAACAATATGTTGAAAATAAAATCTAAATTATTTATTATTTACTTTTATTATTTTTTTGAGTAACAATCGTTAAAATATCGATTATATTTTAAGGAAAAATGATTAATAAAAAATGTATTATATACCGCATATTAGAAATAGTTTCTTTTAAAATAATTTTTTAAGTGATACAAAAGCAAAATCTTTATTAATTCTATATGTTCATTTTCTGACCAACGGTGGGGGTTAAGCACGTCAGTTTGTGACTTCTTCTTGTTTATCCACAATTTTTTTAATTTGAATTTAAAGCAAGCTCTAGCATATCATCTTGATTATGTAACAAAATCAAGTTAGGGGAATGCTATGAGCGAAATTGCACCATCCATTATCCAGATAAAGCCGTATTTACAAGGTGCTGTTTTATCTGATGTTATATCTATTAAGCTAGTTGTACCCTCAACTCATATGCTTGTCCCTTATGCTTTAGAAAAGATTTCTGCAGGCTTCCCCAGCCCAGCACAAGATTATGTAGATAAAGCGCTCGATATGAACGAGCACCTAATAAAAAATGAAACCGCAACATTTATTGTCAAAGTTGCTTCGCTATCGATGCTCAACGCTGGTATCGATATTGATGACGAGCTCATTGTCGATCGTAGCCTTAATGCAAAACACGGCGATATTGTCGTGGCACTAATCGATAATGATTTCACAGTAAAGCGTTTAATGATTGATGAAAAAGGACAATGGCTAAAAGCAGAAAATCCGGACTATAAAAATATTTATCTATTGGATGGCCAAGAACTAATTATCTGGGGCGTTGTCACCTGCATCATTAAAATGATAAGAAAATCATGAAACATGAGAATAAAGTCTTTTTCTTGATTGACGTCAATAACATGTACGTTTCATGTGAGAGAGTCTTTGATCCTAGTCTAAACAATAAGCCAGTCATTGTTCTTAGTAACAACGATGGGTGCGCCGTAGCACGCAGCAATGAAGCAAAAAATTTAAATATAAAGATGGGAGTACCTTTATTTCAAATTACAGATATTGTTCAGCAGCATAATGTAATCGTACTTTCAAGCAACTATGCAATGTATGCAGAAATGTCCAGACGTTTTCATACGATCCTTGGTTCATACGTAACAGATGAAGAAGTTGAGCCGTACTCTATTGATGAGTGCTTTGTTGATTTTTCTGCTTATGAAAAGAATTTCGATCTTGAAAAGGTCGGGCAACAAATGCGGCAGCAAATATGGAAATGGCTTGGTTTACCAGTATGTGTTGGAATCGGCAGAAGTAAGACAGAATCTAAGATTGCTAATCACATTGCTAAAAAGAATCCTGGCTTTAACAGTGTGTGCGATCTGGTGTCCATGGATCCGTGCAACAAAGAATATTATTTCGCTCAAATCGATGTTAGTGAGGTTTGGGGAGTTGGGCGTAAGCACGCAAAAAAACTACATGGTATGGGAGTTAAGACTGTTTTAGATTTAGCATGTACTGAAGCACGCGAAATGCAGCGGCAATTTTCTATCGTTATGTCGAGAACGATTAATGAATTGCAGGGCATCTCATGCATTGAAATTGAAGATACCCCACCATCAAAAAAGCAAATAATAAAATCTTGTTCATTTGGTACAAAAGTTACTGAACTCTCTGATTTGAAAGAAGCAATAGCCATGCATGCACAAGAAGCTTGCAAACGTTTGCGTGATGAGGAGTCGCTTTGTGGCTGTCTCCTAGTGTTTGTACAATCAAGTCCATTTGATGAAAGTGCCCCTTATTATAATAAATCAATCACGGGTTCGTTCTCTGAACCCACGGATTGTGCTACTGATTTTGTAAAAGCTGCAGTACGCATGATTGATGAAATTTATAAAGAAGGTATCAAATATAAAAAATGTGGCGTAATACTTACAGGTCTTGAGCCAAAGTCTGGCCACACGTATGACCTATTAACCGACTTTGCACACATAGAGAAAAAGGAATGTTTAATGAAGGCTATGGATGGTATCCATAGCAAGTTTGGAAAGATGAAACTAGGTGTTGGACCATGTTATGTGCCGGGTCGAAATTGGTCGATGAGTAGGGATAAATTAAGTAGAAATCCTTTCAGATTTGATCAATTATTAGTTATTGAGAATTAAAAAAGAAAAATTTGGACTTGTCTTTTTTAGAGAATCAAGAAGATATAAACTAGTCAAATACTATTTATTTGAAAAAAAAGATCATGTCACAAGATAAGATAATTGATTTACAAAATAGAGTTAAAGAAATAATTCAAATCACAAACGATATGGAAGCTAAGAAAGAATACTTAGATTTACAGAAGAATTCCGATCCTTATGAAACCGCATATACCTTGCATGACCTTCGAGGAAATTTAAAGGTGGATTCATTTAGCACACCTTTTTATCTGGAATTATATACAGATGAAGATTTTGAACAACAAGCAAATAATTTAAAAGATCTAAAGGTTAAGTTATTAGCTATTAAAAATAATATCTTTCAGAATAAAAAAACACCCGTAAACTTTGGTGATTTTATTAGAGATACACTTAAGTTCAGCCAATACTATTTCAATATTAATTTAACAGATGAAAAAAAAAATAAAGAATATTTATTAAAAGTCTATGATTATATAAAGAGCAAAAATGGTACCTTTGATAGTATTGGTACAATCAAAAATTACTTAGACAAAAATGAATATGATGAAACAATACTTTTAAAATTTTTTGATTTTTTTAAGAAAAGTATTAGTGGCACGAAAGAAGAAAAAGATAAAATTGAGAGAGATATTATTGATCTTCTTTATGATAAAAAAACACAACAACTCAATAATGAAGTAGAAAAATTAACTGAGTTATCTAGAGGTGTAAGAGAAAAGATAGGACTAATCGAAGATCAAAAATTAATTTTTGCACATCAAAATTTTAGTAACAAACAAGATAGACCAATTCGTCATTTATCTAGGGCAATTAATGGAATTTTTATATTTATAATCTTATCTTTGATTGCTCTATTTTGTTACTTTACAATCACAAAAGATGAAATCAACTGGCGATCTTATATTTTTTATCTTTCGATCTACATAACATTAACAGGTTATTTAACTTACTTGATTAAAGAAAGAGTACGTTTATTGAATATAAAAAGTTATTGCGATAAAACATGGTTAGAAATTACAGCACTATCATACTATATGGCGGAATTTAAACCAGATGAAGTTGTTAAACTGAAAATGCAATTAGCTGATAAGTACTTTGCTGGACCAAACATTGAAAGTTCCAATATTAAAGAGTTAAGCCCTGAATTAACTACAAGCTTAATAATGGAACTTCTTAAAACAGGAAAGGATCAGGCCTCGAAATAAAGCTTAAAATTAAATAGCTTTAACACAGATCCCAATACTCACATTACTATTGATCGTATGTGCTGTGCATCCTGATAGCAGAATGCACAGCAATAAAGCTTTATACATCGATTGGCACCATGTCTACAGTTTGGCCAGCGAGCTCATGATGACAGTCAGATAAGAATTGAATCTTTCCTTCAGTCAAAAATAAATGACATCGGCTTGATGGGTAATGATCATTAACAAGTAAAGAAGGCGTAAACGTTGGCTTATTTATATCGCCGTTAAAAACCCAAATACTGCCATTGTGATGTGCACCTTCTTTCACATGGAATGGATGTAAATATTTACACCCAGGGCACTTAAACATATAGATGCCACTGCTCCAGTACTCAAGATAAGGAGTTAGCTCAGTTACAGATTCAGCTTGAGTCATTTAAATCACCACTCGATTGGCGATCCAACCATAGAAAAATTGTTCTTGGCTTTTATTGCGCTCACAGATTTCAATGTAACGCTGACCTTGCATTATATTAAGTACACGCACTAATACTTTCTCGCCATCTTTACCACGTTTGGCCAAATATGTTTTTAGAGCCCCCAAAGTTGTAGATCCATAAACACCATCAATCACAAGATCGGGAAAACCAGCCTTACCTTGGTTATTGAGCAAGTTTAAAGCACGTTGTAAGAGTGGTTTTGCAAATCCTGTACCGCAATTTACACCAGTATCTAAAAGCTCTTCGGCCACTGCCGAGCTAATAGAGTTCACTTGGTCAAATCGTGGAGCTGTCCAATACTGTTTTTTATAAATAGCTTTGGCCTCATCAAGTGGTAAATCTTTCATGTTGCCCTTAAAGCCATTGGTACGTGCTACGGCTTCAGTAATACCGTATTTAGTTGCACCCCCTCGATCTGCTGGGTTATTCACATACCCACCTTCGCGTTTAATGAGTTCTTCAAGATATTGTTCAATGTTCATTTCGGTTTCCTTTAGATGTAAAAAACCGCCCGAAGGCGGCATTAACTGTTTTCGATATCATTTCTGGCTTTCTTAACTTCTTTGATTACCTCAATAATCGTCTTTCCTTCCTGTTTGTTGATAAAGTTAAATGTCCACCGGACCAAAGCCCAACCGGGAATACCACAAACAAAGAAGAATCCACCTAGTGCCATCATGCCCCAAACATCTGTAATCCATTCATGAAGGCCCCATTTCACGATGATGAATGAGCCGCCAGCCAAACTTGAGACAACCGTACAAATGAGTCCTACGGCCCATTCCTGCGGTGAGCGTGGCATACGCGTCATTAATACAACGGCAGCAACTAAAGCGACTGCTAAAGTCACCACAATTGCCACCCCATAAAATTTTAAAAGTGCTGTTAAACCGCTAGTGGAAACTGGTTCCATTTATCTCTCCAGAAAATTTAGGTAATAAAAAAGCCCTGATCTTTAATAGATTCAGGGCTTTTAGTAATTTGTTGAGTATTAATAGAACACCTTTACTGACCATGTATAATCGCCAGAAAAATTAATCGAAGTATTGGTGATATTAGAAACTCTAATAATAGCTTTCGTTAAATCTGCAGGATTTACATAAGCATTCCAAACAAGTCCCATTGGTAATGCAACTGAAGGCGCAGTATTGATAATAGTTTTGCTATCAGATGCTGAAGGAACGAGGTTGACAGTTCTCTCGACAGATGAAAATGCGGGAATTACTGAGAAATTCAGGGTTGCTCCAGATGTATGTGCCAACGTATATGCACCACCTTTTTGCTGTAACTTTAGATTTGATGCAATGTTTAAAATCTGATTAGCACTAGATCCGGTAGCGCTGAATGTAAATTCTCGATCAGCTGTTTGATTTAATACGAGCTGCCCCACCTTAGTTGCACTACCAATTGAAATCTCTCCAAAAAACTCACTGAGAGTTATACGGCTGCCAATTGCACTTGGAATGTATGAAACAATATTCGTATTATCTGCATTATTTTTAAAATTCGGGTGACTCATATTTTGATAGAAAATACGTGATGCTTTCAGCCCAGCTTGATGCCATACCCCTCCGCCATATTCTGTATATGCAGTAATATCATTACCAATCCCAGTGAACACAGCATCAAAATTACTATTAGCAATTCCTAAAGTCCCATTATTTTGAGCAATTATGTAGCCATGGTTTTGAGAACTGACATCACGATATAGTGTAGAGTCTTCTATAATGAATCCATTTAAGCCATTTGCAGTTGCTTCAAACCAAAATTCAACACATTTGTTATCGCCACTGATGGGGTCTGTTGCAAATAAAATACCATTCTTTTTATTCTCACGACTTCGTAAGAAGAATCTAGATAAATTTCCTCGTTTGTAAACAAAACCATTTCCACCATGAAGTCCGACATAAACATTTTCAATGTATTTTCGATCTAACCCATCAGCTACCAAGCCATCTGTAGTATCACCTTCGATAACTACATTCGGGCGAATACTAATATCTCGAATTCCGCATTTTAAGAGTGTGACAGTTGCTGGTGCTAGTTTTAAAAGTACCGTATTTTCAATCCCTTGACCAAAAACATGGACTCGAAAAGTAATATTTTTTGAATACCCATAATTGCCACTAGGGATATTTAGTGCCATTCCTTTGTCATAGGCATCTGCTTCAGCGGCAATTATGGCATCAGACCAATCATTACCAACAACAAGGTTTTTATAATTGGTTATATGTAAATACTTCGCGTTTATTTCTTTTTGATTAAGATCGCCATCTATCACGTCAATCGCATTAACTGTTGTCATATTGAATATCCTTTATTAAAAAAATAGCCCAAAGGGGGCATAAGTTGATTAGCTAATGTTGTTGCAGCCGCTTCGACTACATTATTTATTTGACTGTTCATGCATGCCGCTCTCCAGATCATAGGTAAAAAAGCACCCATTGGGTGCCAAGTAAACAATTTAAATTAAGCTTCAGAAGTACTTTGAGTAATCTGATTTGAATAGTTCCAGACTGTGTTTTCCCATACATCACGTACAGCGATACGAATATAATATGGGGTTGTTGGTTGCAATCCTCGAAAAGTAGTTGTTAATTCTGTGCCAGTCCACGTAGGCGGCGTTTGTGTAGGATCAAAATTAGAAGTGCTGCTGAGCCATACCGCATAATCCTTAAGGTCTGGTACTTCGCTCGGTACCCAATTCACTGTAATTGAATCAACAGTAGCAGCTGTAAAAACATTGAGGAGTACAGGCGGTACCGGATTGCTAATACTTAATTCCGCAAAGGTACTGATCTGATCTCCATTTTTACTGGCTACACGAATTGTATAAGCACGGCCTATTCCATCAGTCTTAGCCTCTTCAATTGAATAGCTATAATCCGTATTGGTTGTATCAACCTCCCGAATCATTGCACCATTTGACCAGACTTGTACCCGATAGCCATCTGCACCGGTTGAGCTTTGCCATTGAACTTTAAACGTAGTACCAACAAACGGTGATTGTAGTGACAACCCTTTCACACCTGCAGGACGTCCACCAGATAATGTATAGCTGTATGCCGTTACCTCATTTAATGTTTGCTCTTTACGTTCTAGGCCATTAAAGCTTGTGAACTTCAAGAAGATCTGTTTGCCCACCAGATTTTCATTAAAAGGATAATTAAAGATAGCCCGATCAAGACGTACAAACGGCTCACCCGCACTATGAATCGTGGCATCATCAAAACGGCCACGTAACACATCACTCAACGTATAAAGCCCAGATCCGTTTAAAGTGGCCACCTGATAATTGAAATACTCGTCACCGACTTTACAAAGCGTTTGGTCGGCTTGCGCATCTTGTAAAGTGCCGCTAAAAATCTGGCTCACCGTATTGAGTTCAACTTGTAACGCTATGTCATCGGCATCAATATCCGTAACTAATTGGCCATATCGTGCAGAACCATAAATAGTACCAATCATTTCATAAGTCGTATTATCCAGACTTGCCCATACATTACAGCCGCCCCAATTGATGCCACTAGACACCGCAACCCACACTTGATTTTTACCGTCTGTTAGATCCAATGGAGGTTCAAAAATAACAGGTGCATTCACATTACCCGGCTCTTCATTTCCGCCTTGGTACCCATTCGAGGCTTGTGAGTCATATTCAATTGCAGATCTTGAACCTATGGCCAATTCTTCTGCTGTGATGGTAAGCTCGCCGTTTTCATCTTCTTCTATGCGTGTAATACGTACAGGAAATTGATCTAAGCCTAATGCTTCATCTGTGATAGTGACGATATCCATAGGCTCTAACCGGCAGTACTTCCAACCCAAGGTGAACTCGTATTCATTACGCACATACAGCAATCGTTGTAAGCGAAGCTGTGCAGCATGGCGAACTATTTTGGGTTCACAAAAATAATGGCTTTCTACTGGATCCTCAGTTCTTAAACCAAACATCTCAATATTTGCTTGGTCCTTGGCTTCAGTCGTTTCTGTGTTGTACTGGTTGTAGCGATTGATGTATTCAATCTGCACATGATTATAGGCATCCGTATCACGGCTACGGCGTACACGTACCGGCTCGTCATCGCTAATAAAATCATCATCAGTTAAGTGATAAACCGGTGTGAGATCCGGCGTAAAAGTAACGCCGTTTCCTGTAATTGCAGAATCGCCAAAAGAACGGATCTTTAAACCGTCTGGACTTGGCACCACTGCACAATTAACAGCCTCGACAATCTCATTAATTGTTTCATATGCTGCCCGTTGCTCTGTAAATGCTGGACTAATTAAAAGATTTGCAGCACGACAATAAGTACGGAACTCTTCTAAATCTGCCATATTTAAATTAGGTGCAGCGCCGTGTCTAGGATGCGTAATAAAGTCTTCAATGACATCAGCCGGATTAGCATCGTCAATAGTTTCTGACAAGGTAATTGTGCTAATCACTTCAAAGTTATGATTTGAAAGGCTGGCACTATTTCCCATCTCGTAATTTGCACATGCTACATATCCTAAAAAAGGATAGTTAATTGCCTGATCCGGATGCTTTGAAACTAACCACCCCCACGGCGGGTTATTATTACCATCAAATAATTCAAACTTTAATTGGTCAATTGGATCTAGCGTAATAGATCCTTCCTGCTTTGGTATGTACTGATCTTTATCAACCCATATTAAGCCAATCTTTTTAATCTGGTTCTCGCATAACCCAAGCATGAGCGAAGCGCTATAACTAAATGTAGTGTTGCTGGTTTTAGTGCTTCCACCCTTACCGCCTGATTTCTCAACAGTAGTATGAGGTGTTGCCAAGAAATCCCCATACCAAAACATATTAGCCGCTACACGGGTTTTACCATACACAAGAGGCTGACAAAGCCCGTAAGCTGATTGTTGAATCCGCATAGAGTTAATACGGGTATCAGTAGTACTAATCGTGGTACCGCCAAATAATCCACCCATTATTTTTTCAGCCTCTTCATACGAAAAAACCCGGCAATTCGCCGGGCTAAACTTCCTTTGGTTCCATCCTGAATGATGACTCCCTGATGGATATAACTGTGAATGACCTGTGGCCACTCAATGACAATTGCACCATGACTGATACACTTGCCGAAATGATATAATACAATGTCACCCGGTTGTGGCGGACCTTCGACTGGATCACATACGCCTTGAATAAGCTCTAAGTAGCGCTGCCCCATCTGGTGCATGTGCCAATCTGGTGGATATGGCCGCGGATCCAAATGATCCATCAGTCCTACTTTCTCGTAGACCTCACAAATCAAAGTTCCGCAGTCTACCCCAACGCCTTTAACACGGCCTTGGTGATGATAAGGTGTACCCAACCATGTAAGCGCCTCTTTTACAGCTTCTATATTTTTCATATCAGTACTGCTTTAAGAAATTGGCAAGGATGATGCCCATTATTCTAAAAAACTTATTTTTTGGATGGAGCAAATATGCTGTAAATGCACCTGGATCATCGCCAAGATAGTAAAACTTATTCTTTTCATTTAGACCGGTTAAGTTATACCAATCTAAAACAGGAATGCCGTAAAGCTTGCCGATAGCTTTCATGATATTGGCGTACGCTTCATTCATTAACCCGACAACATTCGGATCTGTATTGGGTACATTCGAGGTGTTGTACTCGTTATACCACCCACGAATAGGTGTTATTAAGAAGATCTTACAAGCTGGATTAGATGAGATTACATGTTCAATAGAAGCCTGTAATGCACCCGCATATGTAGTTTTATCGAACTGGTCCCCAATTGGTGCAATTTGCCCAACACCTACACCAGTTCTACAGTCATTAGCTCCGCTGGTAATTGTTGTCGCATATGTGTTTGCAAAATTAAATAAACTAATTTCACCTACATAAATTTGTGGCATCGTCCAACCTGAACGACCATGATTATCGATCACACAGCCCAAGATTTCTTTTACAGCAGATTGGTACCCTTCACAGGTTTGGCCTCGTTCAATATGAGAATCAACAAATTGTTGAAGGAAATACCATGTGATTGAATCACCAAAAGTCGCAAGAACCTGATTTAGCCAATGATTAAAAGCATCTGATGACATACTGGAAGCAGGCAACTTGCTATAAAACTGGTCAAAACTGAACTGAAAGGCATAGCTCATATTCGGATTAATTGTGTATTCAGCATCATCAGCCAAGCTCGTAGTGCTATAAACCCCATCATGTCCAGATGTTGCGGAAACATACACAGATTGTCCCGCTACCGAGGTTCTTATACCTATATATTCCCCTACATTAAACTCTAATTGAATTGGGATTTCATTTAAGCCTACTGCAACATTTACCGATACATAACGCTGACGTATAAAATGGGTTCCTGACTTTTTATATACGCCAACTTGTACAGAACCTGAAGCAGTAGCATACGTTGAAAACTTGGTCACGATACCGTCTTTAATCGCAGCTTTTGCTGGAATCCATTGTGCAATACTTGCATTCCCAGATGCAAAAACAGGCTTGTACTGAACCCCAAATCTTTGAAGGCCCACAACACTATCTAAAGTAAAGGTATTCCCATCCACTCTGCTATCGATATATGTAAAAGCGGATGCTATTCCCTCTAGATTGGGGAACATGTGGAAGGCAATTTGTAAAATCGCAGTAGCACCAGAGTTGCTAGAAGTAATGGCAAATGAGGTAGCGTTCGGGTTTGAATCCACATAATAGGATGGTGTGGATGTAGACTTTTGAACATAAGAAACTACACCACCCGCTGTTACAGAAAATGCAAGATATTCCCCTGCATTTAATGCAATGTTCAGGTTATCAAGCTCATTTAAACCAATTTTAGTAAGGCTTACACTGGCAACTGTTCGGCTAAAATTGAAAGTGCTACCTGATAAAGTGAATACCTTGATCGTTGCTGTTCCAGTGGCAACCTTAGATACCAAGGAGATTTTACGAATTACTGTTCCTGCTGCTGCGGGTTTATTTAGTACATACGTTCCTGAAGGTACATTATTTAATGTGGCCCCAGTATTATCAGTCGATCCAATTACTATCTCTTGCCCAATAGCTTTATTGAAATCCTTAAGTTCTGACATCTTATTGTCAATCGATACTTCGACAAACTCTGATGAAGGAACTTCATTTTTTAAAAATTCGATGAGTTGGGTTTGAGCGGTTTTAAACCCCTGCTCAGTAACCCCTGACCCAGTAAACTGGTCGGCATTAGGTAAAGGCATTTTTATCCCCAAATAAAAAGCCCTGCATTTGCAGGGCTTGGGTTAAATTAGATAAGTTAAATTGAGGTTTCTGGAACCGGTACAAATGGTGCACCGCGGAACCGCGAACGATTGTTAAATCGATTAGTGCAAGTATCGAGTCGTTTATCACACCCCGGATAAACCCGAATTGCTTCACCAATTGCTGGCATGTCGAGAAGTGGTAGAGTTAGAAGTAATGCACCTGCTTCATGCATGCGGACGGTGCGCTTAATACCAACATTCGCACCTTCTAGAAACTCTACAACACCTTGAGTAAACCAGCCTTGCGGTTGGCTTAAATCACAAAGAATACGACTAGGTGTACTATTCGGACCAATTGTCGTATTTACGGCAAAATCAGCACTAAGCAGACCACACGCGCTATCAAACAAGGTATTTAAACAACCTGGTGTGTATAAGTTTCTCGGCATCTGTAGTTTTAAGTCATCCACTTCTGAAACCACACTGGCGTTAATTTCATAACGGTCGAGTTCGGGCTCAACAATGCGACCTTCAAATAAAATTAACGTGCCGGCACTTGTATCAGTAGGAGTATTTATATCCATAAAAATTCGTTCAAGCTTGAAACGAGCCCCATCTAAAACGCCGTTATGAAATGCCTGAGCTACAGGCACATCACCGAATTTAGTGCTTTCGTTTGTCAGAATTTTGATAGAAAGATTGTCTACCTCTATACCCAAAGAAAGACTAGTTCCCTCTCGGCTAATGACTGGACCATCAGCAAGAAATTCTTTGCCATTAACCACCAAGCTAAAATCATAGCTTGTATATCGATACTCAATACCTTGTATGGTCGTGAAGGTGTATAGATCTGCCATGATGAACTGATCAGCATCTAACAAGGCTATTAATTGAGGTGATGCTTGTCTCATATCTTAGTTCCTAAAGATCCGATTAATTCAACCTTGTTCGCCTTCCACAACTTATGCATAAAGTTGACATACTGCTGGGTGTCATCTTTAAAGCGGCATCGGTAATAGAAAGTACCCGTTACAGTTACTTCTATACCCTCCTCAATCGGTTGTGAAAGTATGTATTTGCCGTCACTAGTTACCTGTGCCGATGCGGTATTCCACATCAACTTCTCTTGGTTAGAATTCCACATGGTTTTAACTGGTACCTGATTCCACATACTAGGATCTACTTCACCGACAATTTGCTCTTCGGTATTTCCCAGTGGCAATTGACTTGTATACATATCCTTATAAAGCTGAAATGAGGTTGTAGCCCCATCACCAACAAAGGTACAGCTAAACTCATTATCCTCAGGCATCTTATAAAGAAATGAATCAAAGGCCCCACGGCGTTCTAGATAAAACCCTAGTAGTTGCTGCAATTCCTTTCTCCCCTTATTTTCCCGCAAAAATGCGTAAGACAACGAGATTTCATATTTTGGTGTGGCCTGAAAACTCGCTCGGAGTTCTCGGCCATTAATTGAAGTCATGATCTTGGTATTGAACATGGGTGTTAATGAGGCATCCCATTCAAGACCGGGTAATTCTGGAAATAATACGTTTGACACTTATACCTCCTTACTTACCATTTTTACCAAAGCCACGAACATAGCTGTGTAAGCCGCTAGCGACTGCACGACCATTATTTTTTAATAACCGCTCAATGCTCCTAGCATCTACAGCGCTAATATGAATTGTTGGACCAGCACCCCCACCTTCAGCCGCTGCGGCTGCTCCGAAACTTGCACCACTACGCATGGCTTTGCCCATTTCACGAATGGTATTTGCATGTTGTGAAGGTAAAACCATCTCATCTTCATGTAGCTGAGTAACTGGATTCACACCGGATGGAATGTCATAACCGCCTCGAGCAGATTTAATCTTGCCAGCTAAGCCTGCCACTAAACCAAATGCAGCAGCACCGGCACCGACGGCGAGAATTGGTCCAATGTATGGAATGGCAACCATGGCTTTAAATGCACCCGCCATCGCTTCCCAAGCCGACATCATGATGCCCTTGATAGCCTCGGCAGCCTTAAGGCCCAATCGAGCTAAACCACCAGCAGCTGTAACACTGGTACGAGTTGCTTCACCAGCGATTGTTGCCCCCGTTTGAGCCGCTTGGCCAGAAGCCTCGGCAGCCGTTTCAGCACCCACGAAACCAAGTTTTCGGGCTAACTTTATCGCTTGGATTCTCAGCCAGCCTTGGAGCTCTTTAGTAGCCGATTGCAGGGCAAATGCGCCCATGTCAGCTAGCACCGCTTTAGTTGCATTACTCCAAGTCAAGGTGCCATTCATAAGTGATTGAATGCCCTGATCCCAAAGGTTTGCAAGTCGAGAGGTGAATCCGCCGAACTTAGCCTCAAAGTCTTTCATTTCCGCATCACTAATTAAGCCCATAGACTTAGTGTCAGAAACTTTCTGATCTGACTCTAAATCAGACATATTGTTTGTGATTTGGTTTTGATTGCCCTGTTTGCCCGTAATGCCAGTTTGCTCGTTCTCAAGTGCCAGACGTTCTAAAAGTCCTTGCCGTTTAATTTCACGTAATTGATCTTCGAGCTGCTTCTCTAATTGAACCTTGCGAACATTAGAAATTTTCTTTGCATCATATTCGGCTTGGATCCGTGCCGCTTCAATTTCATACAAGCGTTGTGCTTGTTGTTGATAGTTGTCGATCTGTTCTTCACGAGCTTTCTTGTAGTCCTCAAACTCTTTTAAACGAATAGCTATAATCTTGTCTGAAGCATCCTTTTCGGCTTTGACTTTTGCAGCGGCTTTTTCATCAGCAGTCATCTTAGATTTTTCAATCTCATCTAATGCCTTCTGAAGATCTAAAGCGACTTTCTTTTCTTCGGATGCATATTTATACCGAATATCAGCGAGTGCTTTAGCAGCCTGCTCAGCTTGTCGTTGACGCTCTTTAGCCTCTTGCTCAGCTTTAGATTTAGCCGATGCCTTAGATCCACCCTTGTCATCTTTTACACCAGTACCGATACCCTTATTAATACTTGGTGGTGGAGCACCAATACCCAATTTTGGCGCACTTGGTGTTTCTATTTGTTTTGTAGGATCCTTATAAACATAGTTGGTAATTTTTTTGCCACCGGCAGAAGTAACATCAAGAATCCTTTGTCCAGCCGTAACAAGTGAATTTGCCGCTGTTGTTGCCCCGCTGTTCCATGAGTTCTTAAGGTCATTCATTCGGCCTTTCATTTGGTTGGTATAACGTTCAGTAATACCACCTAGCTGAGATAAACCACCCTCCCATGCAGACTTGGCACCTGAGAAATTGAAGTGAAGAATATTATTAACGACACTACCGAAGGTTTGAAATTTAACTTGAAGTACATCTAAACCGAACTGAATGGTGTTGCGTACCATGTCAAATCCAGCCATGAGGCCATTAAATGCAATGATTAAGGCTTGGCAAACTGTAACCACCACAGCTCGGATAATTGCAAATGCAGATTGAATAGCAACCTGTAAACCTGTTGCAACAATACCTAAAGCTCTTAAAGCTACTGATACAGCATCCATGAAGCCAATTTGTGATATTGAACCATCCCCAATATCACTAGTTAAATCTTTCCAAATGCCCCCAATGGTATTAAAGATTTCACCAACAATACCAAATAGACTTTCAAAAATTCCAATAATTGACTTTATCGAATCATCAATACCTTCTTTAGATTCGACTGCAAAAGTCAAAAATCTATTTGCAAGATCTGTTAATGCCGGTGCCGCTTGTGCCGCCATGCGAGTCATTACACCTTGCAACGTAGATTCTATTGTTCCTAAAGCAGTATTGAACTCCTTAGTAGACTGCATGGCTTCAGTGCTCATAATGACACCTAGGTCGTGAGCTTGTTTTGCGTACTCTTTTAATTTTTCTGCATTGTTATCAAGTAAAGGTCCTAACAATGTCGCATCATTCGCAATTGCCTCCATGTAGAAGGTCATTTCAGCCTGTGAGACATTAGCCTTTTGTAAGGTCTGGTAATATTTCTCAAGAATCTGCGGTCCTGATAATCCTTGAAACTCCTTAGCAGTAACTCCTACTTTAGGGGCAATCTTTTCAAAGAAATCAGCCATTTCCCCGCCGCCCGTTTGCATGAAGTCACCAAACTTATCGTTTACATCTTTCATGATGTCCGAAAGTTTATCTTGCTCTACATTTACCTTTCCTGCTGCAAAAGCCCACTCCTGAAACTCAGTAGTATTAGCATTTGCTAAACGTGATTGAATTTCAATTTCTTTTGAGGCTTTGCCAACCGCAGACACTAATTCAGGTATTGCACTAATTGCTTCAGCAGCCGTTCTTGCTATTTCTTCTCCAATACCTAAAAGAAAACCGCCTTTAATGAGTGAAAAGCCACCTGTTAAAGATTCTTTAATGTCATTGCCAACCGTTTTAAACTTATCTGAAATGTTATTAGCAAAATTATTAAGTTCAGAACGCATGCCTGATACATCAATTTTAAGATCTATACTTTCGCTGGTGTTTTCAATTTTTTTTGATGATTCTGATACTATTTTTTCTGCATCTTTCATTCCCTCTTTTAGTTCAGAGGTCTTGGCGCCGACATGTACTTCAACACGGTTATTGTTTGCCATAACTTCCTCACAGGCATAAAAAAAGCCCCTTTAGAGGAGCTATGGAGAAATAAAAAAGCCTTGCGATTGCAAGGCTTTATAAAGTTGATTATGGCAAATTAATTAGCCATATTTTTTTGCAAAATCTTCATCTGAACTACAGAGATAAAGGATACCTTCGATAAAGGCAACAATTGCCGGAATAAAGGTCCAGCAGAAAATAAGATACAAGATACCTTGGCCAACTCTACCCAAATAGAATTTATGAGCCCCAAACCCACCTAGTAGCAAAGCAAATACGCCAGCAGCCACCTTACTTTTTTGCCCAGTGATTCTAACATCTTGCTGTCTTACACCACATTTAGGGCAAATTTCTGCACGAACATCAATTTGTTGGCCACAGGCATAACAAAATTTTGTTTGAGTCATAATTTCACCAATTATTATAAAGTTCGTACAATCTAACAAACTGGTTACTTAATGTCACATTAAAAATATAAGGGCGGCCTTAACCACCCTGCGGGAAACTTTCTAAGACTTCTAGCATATCGTCCTCATCATCATTGGATATTGTCTTAATAGGATCACTTTCCTCAATTCCCATGAAAGCTTCTAAAATACGACAAAGACGTTGTATTCCTATATGTGCGGGAGGATTACTTTGCTGATACGCACTTAATGCTCTTAATCTAGGTAGATCCATTTCATCACGCACATAGTCGTAATCTTTACCCATGGTCAGCACTAAATGCGTGTACAGCTCCTCCCAGTCTATTCCCCCGAGTCACCTGCAGCGCCGTCATCATTTCCTTTAAGACCAGACACAGACATTACAGCTTCCATCACTTCTGTGAGCTGATCCATAAATAGCATTTCTGCAACATCATCACGAGTAATGTCGGGGTAATTTCGCTTCAAGGATTTGTGTGCCACATCAATCACAGTGCCGACATCATCTGGCTTGAATGATTGAAGTGCCGGCAATAGTTTTTCAACCGCACCAAGAGACAATGGAGCAAAAACAAATGGCTGACCATCTACAAGAACTGTAGAGCCTCGAGGGTTTTCAACTTGCTTAAATTGCATTTGGTATTACTCCGATAAATCGATTTTGAAGACACGGTTGAGATCATCAGCCATAGGCTGGAATTCAAACTCAGGAATGTCGTAATCGTCCTGTTTTGAACTGAACCCAAGCTTGTTACTGGTACAACGGTAGAAATTCATGTGCATGAATTTGCCCTTGTAATCACGTTGCAGATCTAATGCAAACTCAGGTGTATAACCCATGTCTAAGTTAGACACGGTAATTGACTTACCGCCTGCTACCGTTGCCGAATATCGGAAGCTGATAAAAACTACTTTCCCAACATCCGCCGTTGCAAAAGTATATGCACCAGTTGCAGCATCTACGCTGTATTGCCCTGCCACTGGTGCTGACGCCACACGTTTAAGTGGAATGGCCTTTCCGTCTGTAACACCTAAATCCTTAACAAAAGTGCCAGCATTTGGAACTACAGGTGTAACCAAGCCGCCTGTTTGAATAGTTTCACCATTAATGGTTTGGGATACTGTCTCAATCCCTCCTTCAGCAACTACACCGCCAAAGAAAATAGAATTTAACAAGGTTCCATTTATACGCCCGAAAGATGCTTTACCTTTAATTGAGCCTTTACCACGTGCAGCATCAACGGCGAACTGTCCACGACCATAGAGTTCCTTTAAATCGAAACTGATATCGACACCTACCGACTGTAATACTCCTACTTCAACTGGTGTAGGATTACTAATCGGTTGCCCATAAACATCTTGAATCGGTGTAGCAAAGATCTTGCCGGCACCAAATAAATATTGAGCCATTTATTTTGACCTCTCTAAAATGACAAAACCGCCATTGAGGCGGTCATAAAATGAATGTTTTGTTAATTGGTTGTGAGGATCCGAATAGGGATAATTGCAATCGCCTGATCATCCAGCATGTTTTCTACTGCTTCATATACTTCTATCGTGCCTTCAATCCAGCAGTGCTCTACCAAACCACCTAAGGTCTGATATTCGCTAAATTCTGGATGTTCTGGTTTTATTGCTTCACGTACACGATCAATAAAGATATTCATCTGTGATGATGGAGGCTTTGCAGTGTCCGACTCATGGATATAGAGATAAACCTCAGCAGCTAGTTCAACTTTTGAATCTAAACCATGTACTGGTACTTCCTGTTGATTACCTTGAGTAATAAACATGGCTGGGCGCTGCTCTGCTGTCACATGGTTAAAGTGACGTAAACGGCGGCTTATCGTAATCAATCCTTCTACATTTGTACTTAACCGATCAAACAACGCTTGATAGATTGCTTCGCTATCCACTTGCTAAACCCCGCTCAATTGCTGCATCAATATTTTTCGGCACAATCTTGGCCACGATATCCAGTGAATCACGCATGAAGCGTAACTCTCTAAAACGAACGTTCCTTGAATGAGCTTTAATATTGACTTGTACCGGTGATATAGGTCGGCCAAAAGCTTGTTTAATTGTCCTAAGGTGAGCCTTAACCCCCATCGAACCATTTAAGCCAAACTCATGAGCAAAAGTGTAAGGAACCAAAGCACCACCAGCTCCCACGGTTCCCTCAATCGAATCCTTATCCTCATCCACCTTAGATGAAACGGATCCACGTAAGCGGCCAGACTGTACATTCAGCCTTTGACCACTCAACATGTCTTCTTGAACAATCCGCTGTAAGCGCAAAGTAAGAGCGTTAATCGTGCGTCTTATTTCAAACCTAACGCGATCATTCATCTCATCAAAGTTGACTTGGCTATCAACACGATAATCGCTCATAGCTTAATTACTCTTTAGCAGAGGCTGTCGATTTCTTTGGCTCAACCACTTCGACAAAACGCTCAAAACCTAAGGGCTTTAAAATATGGATAATGTCATTATCGGATTCTAAAACGCCGTTTTTGATATCGAGGTTTTGACCAGCAATAACAACTTTAGTGGGTTTATAACCTTCGGGTGCCTGATATTTAAAAGGCATGGGAATCTCCTATACGACAAAAGCACCGACGCCTAAACGGTTAGGGTTAGTGCCTTCATCATCGATTGGAATTGAATTTTTTAAGGCAAGGTAACGCTGACCATACATGCTGAGATCATAAAAAGCTTCTTTCGATGATCGGGAATAACTCACGCTTTGGCCCGCGATTGTCATGCTCGAGGCGTTACTAAAAGCGGCACCATTTCCGCTTGCGGTACCGACTTTAAGAATATGTGCTGCATATAGACCTACAGCACGTTCCTTTAATGCCCCAAACTCAATTTGAGATACAACGAGCTCCGCTTCTTCTAATTCATCCTGAATCTTTGTATCAGATAGATTCATTAAGGCAGAGTCAGTCGAGAACTTTTCACGAAACGTTTGTACGTCCATAGGTCCACCTTATTCCTTAGCTTGAGCTAACTTAGCTTGTAACTGCTCAAGTGTTTCGTCTTCGTTGAACGTAACTTCAAGCGCTGCTAGTTCAGCTTTTACGGCGGCCAAAGCTGCTTCATCTGCTGCCTTAGCTGCGTCATTGGCTGCATCTGTTTGCTTGCCACCTTTTCCACCACGCCCACCAGTCTTACCTTTAGGCTCATCACTCGGAATTTCCTGAATTTCAAGCTCACCAGATTCAACAAGGTGTTTGGCAAACTTATTTTCAGCAAGTTTGTTATGCACAGCTTCTTCAACCAATGTGGCCACACCTGCGGGTAAAACAGCAACACCAGAAAAAACAAAAGCGGCTTGAGAGCCGCTATAGGTATATGAATATTTCATACTGTTTTAATCCTTATACATGATCCAAGTAACGAAGGGAGTCAACACGCTTCAACCACACGCCTTGATATTTGTAGTGACCCGGCACTTTGATATCTAAGCCTACTGGTTGAGCTGCCAAGAAAGTGACGTCATTACATTTCATTTGAATGCATGATGGATCACGACGATAAATAATTGAACGGTCTGCACCAGCTGTACCTTTACCGTTTGAACGAGCTAAACCACGGATGGTTAAAGGCTTAGTTTGAGTGGCGAAGATGTTATTTTCTTCAATGAACTTTAAGAAAGTTTTGCCACCAGAATCAGGGACGATTCGAGTTGAAAGATGTTTATACTGATTTGATGCCATCAAGTAAGTGTCAGGCTGAACTGAAACATCCCCATCAATTTGATCTTCTGCATCAGCTAAGCTTGAGTTGAAATCAGATAGTACTTCTTCAATCGTTGCTGTAGCCCAATTATGTTGAGCAGTAACAACGGTTACTCCAGTTTGATTTAAAAAACCTTTAACCCCAGTAAGGGCGTTGCCATACCATGCAATGTTGCTTAAATGTTTTTCAGCTGCTAAACGTGCTGCCTGCACCTTATCGTCCTCAAGCGTAACATTTAGTTTTTGTGCGGCTTCCAATTCAAGGACTGAATATAAGTAACCAATACTACCAACCTTAATTGGTAATGAAACAGTGTCATAATCGACTTCTGCTAATGGAATGTCATTCCCTGTACCTGAGTGGTCTTTACCAATACCTACTCCTTTTTTACGGGTTAAGACCTCACCACCACCATACACACCACTTACAGGTTTGACAGGAATGTACTTCGCGTAATCCATGACTTGTTGAAGCTGTGGATCCATGTCGTTAAATTCTTCTAACTTGACGAATAACTGAGCTAATGCATCAATATTAAATGCATCACCAATATTTGCCTGAACCATTTGAGCTACTGGTGTTAAACGTAGCTTCATTGCTGCCAATTTACTCATAATTATTATGCCCCACGTAAGCGAACAGCAGCCAAGCCCTGTTCATTAGAAATTGTTTCCCAAGATGCATTCGGTAGCTCGGTACCATCTGTTGCTGTTGGGGATAAAGAACCTAACGGCGCTAAAGTTGTACCATTAGCTGTTTTGACATAAACCTTTGCATTAATGTCGGTGACTGGTGCAGTGACCTTCACGTAAATCGAGCCGATCGTCATAACCGGAGCGACATCTGTTGCTTTGTAAGCTTCTTTACCATCTGTAGTTCGACCTGACTTACCTACGCCGTGTCGTACGATAATTCCAAACTTGGTGTTAGTTGCACCAGTTACGGCTAATACAGTTTTACCGTCAGTACTGCGAACAACCACATCACCATCATTCACCAGACTGGTACCAGCCACAGGAAGGGATAAAATATCCTCTGGCCCAATGAGGTGAAACTTCATACCCGGTGCTGCATCGTATTGCTTAACCATGATTTAAATCCTCTTAAATTTCTTTGTATGCATTTTCTTTGCTGTAGGCCTTTTCATCCCCACCGCCAGCAGGATTACCGTCACCTGCATTAATGTTTTGTTGGTGGTTAAGTGCATCGGCCACAGGATTAGATGGGTGTGTACCTTTCACAGCAGATAAGGCGCGGAAAACTGTATCGATCTGATCAGGTTTTGCATCACCTACAGCAACACTACCCAGCACAGCCCCAACCAAGGCATCACCCGCTTTGGCTGCAATTACATCGCGCTTGATTTGCTCACATGTACAGCCTTCGGTTTTAACCGTTGGCACCAATGCTTTAGCATCAGCAATCACAGCAGCACGTTCCGCAGCAGCTTGTTCAAGCTTTTCTGGAGTCATCTGGTTCTTTTCCAGATCTCCGACTTTTTGTTCAAGTGTGGTTTTATCGGTATGCAATTGATCTACGACCGCCTGAACTGCGTTTAGTTCATCACCGATTGAAAATTGCTTATCACCGACTTTAAGCTTTGCAGCCTTCAAGTTTTCAAGCTGATCTTGTTGCTGCTTTAATGCATCCGCCAAGGGCTTGTTATCGCCAATGTCAAAACGAATACCGTTTACACTTACTTCCATTGTTTTCCCCTTTGGTGGAGTTTGCTTTTGGTCACCGATGCGGCAATCACCACCACAGCGACCGTATTTAACGAGTGCTACGTGATTGCCAATAAAATTGATAAATTTTGCTTGGTACACCGTGCCATCTGGCGCCGTGCCCTGCTCTAAAACTAATGTGGCTCCATAACCCAGCGACATTTCTAATCGCTCGTTGTTCTGGATTAAATCAATGCTGTCCTTATCTTTAATGAGCAAATCGCCCAATAAATATTCGCCTTCTTGACGGACATTCTCACAATAGCCAATGTGGTAGTCCTTCCAATTAGCTGCATTAATTTCATTCTTGGGTGGGTGATAATCAGTAGTATCTGCCCCATCCCAACTTTTAATGGCTTCCGGTTTAAAAAGTTCTTCAGGAGATGTATAGACATTAATTGTCTGATCTGCTGAAAAGCCTTCTAAATTTGGAAACTCATACGCATAGTATTGACGTACCTGAGGTGCTTTTCCCAAGCGAACATTTATGCATTTCAAATAACCTTCCGGTGTATATGAACGTGAGGATTCACTTGGCGCAAAGTCACCTACCTTGAAGCGGTAAATGTTTTTCATAAATTGAGCTCAATAAAAAACCACCCGTAGGTGGCTTGAATGAAAGAGATGTTCACATGCGAAAGCTCATAATACCCATGGTTAAATCTGAGCCGCATACTTCGAATTCTTCTATACAGCTAACACCATAAACTTTTGCGCTTGCTGTCGTGTTTTGTGGCTCCTGAAACTTCTTAAAACTTTCAGCCACATCTTTAAACTTTTCAGCAGCTTTACCCGCTGCCTTTGATAAATCTGGAAAGTTACAGTAAGGAAGTTGCCAGACTTCTAGCTTGCCATTCCAGTTGAAATAACCGCCTTTAACAAAACCCTTTGCCGCTAAACGGCGATAAAAACGTTGTTTAGAGAACTTTTTACGTCTCATGGCTTTAAATCCTCAAATTAAAATTAGGCTTTAAAAGCCATGATGATTGAATCTAATTTCCAAATCAGAATAGGGATTGAGATTAAAAGAACTGACAAAAATACTTTTTTCAAAGTTAGTTCTCGGATCTGATTAATATGTTCAGGTGTTACAGAGCTAGAAATTGTATTTTCATCCCATTTAATTGGAGGTGTGCAAACGATTGGTGGTGTGGGTCTCGTATTGCTACAAGGCTGGTAACCACAACCATCATTTGAGCCATGGACTTTCCCACACTTCCAGCATTTCTCGATAGAACTAGTCAATTAAAATATCCTCATAGTTGGGCAATGCTGTGCAACGACACCGGATAGGCTGACCGGGATGTCCTCCATCTGGCGGTGAATCCCATCTGAATGTCTTGCCCTGCTTATGCTGGTGGTCTGGCCGCACACGCTCATCTTTAGCCGTTTGCCATGTGTATGTCTCCACACCCATTGAAAGCTGTCGGGCTTTATTGATCTGCCCATTGATCTTACCCATCTGATCACTAGCAATAAGACGAACACGATAATCAGTAGATAAACCCAGTTGTTTAATTGCTTTAGCCAAATCTTCATTTGTCTGGCCAGTCTGCAAAGCATTGGTAATTAGCACTTCGAGCTTATAGGCGTATTGCTGAGGAATAGACTTAATCAAACTGACATTTGCCGTGATGTTTAGATCTACCTCATCTTGAATATCAGCAGCTCGATAAAACGGCGTTAGATCCACACCAATAATTGCTTTGGTGTGCTCTGCAATTTGCTTGTCCACTTCGTTTTGGGTATCAGTCACAACTTTTGTGGCTAACGGTCGGGAAACTTCAACAACATATTTTGTGAGCTTTTCCCTAAACGCCGTCATCATGTCCGAAAACCAGGCATCACCGATATTCTGGCCAACTGTAGGAATAACTAACTCCTTAGTTTGGTCCTGACAGTATTTAGATATAGATAGCAATTGCCTTGTGTAATAAAGTTCTACACGGCGATTTACGTGCACGGCTCTCGGCTTAGAAGCTTTACGCCCTTTCTTACGTTTCTTCGCCTGCTGGAGGTGTGGTTTCAGTATCTGAATTATCGTCGTCATTAGGCGTCACCATTGTTTCAAGCTCTTTGATGTGTTCTTCATCAATCACTGAATAAACACCGTCAATAACAAGCTGTTTTGCTATCTGTGGCTCTGTAATGACACCCATTTGAAGATATTTATCGTCACGCTCTGCGTTAGCTTTCTCAACCTCGGCACGGACCTTAGCATCAAGTTGCCATAGTGGATTGAACACTACGTCTAAGCTTGGAATCTGACGACCAAATGTAGCTTGGCAAATTACTCTTAAAAGCTTCAACATGAATGGCTTTAATGACCAAGTCTGCTTGGTTGATATAGTGTCGTAATAGTTCCGTGTGTCATGTTCGCCTGTAGAATTCATACCTGCAGGTGATTGACCGAATAAAACCGTATATGGCATTTCGGCCGCTCCAGAAGTTTGAATCGAATATTCACGCATAAGGTCAGGTAAACCGCCAAAACTATAAGATTTAGAGTCGTACTCCTCCTCTTTATCCAAAACGATCATGCCGTTTAGACCTTTAAGCAATCCAACACTAAGAAAGCGTTCTGCTACACCTTTTAGATCCTCTTTGATCTTATCAACCAAATGCGGTGTTCTAATTACATCAATTTTTGATTCATGGACTAAACTAGCAGTGGCTTTCTTAACTGCCGCATGATCAAGCAGATCCTCATAAACTTCCTGTAAAACACTTACAGGCTCTTCATTGACGACATCCGCATGGCCAAATTTAATTAAGCGTGTGTGGTGGATCCTTTGGTTAGATTTGCCATCGAGTTTAAGCTTGTAAAATTCAGGTTGCTTTAGCAGCCCGCCTGCCTCATTTGGCGGCAAGTACTTTGAAGTATCGGGCTCAATCTGCTTTTTCTTGAGTATAGTAAAAAACTCTAAACGTCCAATACCCAATTTATTTAGCTCGAAAGGTTGATCCAAGTTGCCGCCGTCCACAGTCCCTAGAAGCACATAGCAAACGCCATACAAGCGAGAAAGGATCAAGCTAGATAAGAGCACCCCATCTAAATTAAAAGCCTTACACGCCTCTTTAAGCTTCTCTAAATCATTATCCTGAATCCCTTCATAGAACCAACCAGCTCGGAGCATGTCACTTGCTGGACGGTTCACAATGCGCTTGGCTAACCAGTGTTGATAGACCGCTTCTAATTGCTCATCAGGAATAACCTTTTTAACAAAGCTCCCGTGAGATGCCTTATCGCGATCTGTACCAATATTTGAGACAAAGTTTGTGTACGCCCCAGCATCGCCAATTGCATCGGACTTTTTATTTTCAGTCATAATTTCCTCTAATCAAATACAGTTGGCTTTTTAGCTAATGAATCATTAATCGCATCAATTGTCGGATCCCACTGATCATCATGATCATGTGACCAATCAGCGGTAAGAACTTCGATTTCTTCGATATAGTTCAATAACCATGGTGCGCTTGCTGGTAACCATACACGCCGATCTTCAACATAAAGAATGACGTCCATTGTCCGTGAAAGCTTGTCCTCATCACGTTGAATTGCACGAATAGGTAATGTGGTTTCCCGAGAAATAGATTGAATCAATCCAGTACCACTCGCCTTATCTTCTACAGCCATATAGCGCAGTTTGCCGATTTTGGTGTTGCTATCCTTATGCTTATTGATAAAGGCTTTAGCCTCCTTCAATAGCTCAGGTGCTTCCCATTTGCCACGCTTCACGTCAATGATGTAAAGATTATTGTCATAGCCAAGACCAGCACATAAGAACACCGAAAAGTCATTATGCTTTTTGACCTTCTGCGCCGTATCAGCCCATACAGCCCGCCACTTAAGAACAGGTAGATCTAGATAGCGTGGGAACCATTCAGCCTTAACAAGATCACCGCCGAGCTTTTTCGGGGCTTGCTGATATTGGCTCGCAAACGTATAACGGGATACCGTAGCGCCGTCTTTATCTTGCCCACCTTGTTCGAGCTGCAATAAAGATTGCAAAGATTCTTTCAATGGCCAATAGCTTTGACGGCCTTTAGCATCTCGCTCAACATTACGTGGAATTTTGCTTTGTATTTTTTCTGGCAACTTACTGATGTATTCATCATCAATAAGTGCGGGAATACTGATCTGTTCCCATTCACCGGGAACGTTACCAGTCATCACAAAGTTAGTCGGATCCTCAACATGCAATCGCTGCATGATCAGAATAATTGGTGTGTCAGATTTAGCTTTACGCGAGTTGACCGTGTTTAAAATCTTACGGTTAGCTTTACGTCTAGCTGTCTGGCTAAATGCATCCTCAGGCTTTAATGGGTCATCAAGAATAATTGCACCAGTAAAGCCCTCATCCGCTAATGTACCTGCACGGCGACCTGTGACCTGCCCACCCATCGATGCAGAATAAACATGACCAGCATCATATCCATCGACTGTAGTTTTCCAACTAGACTTAGCATCCGTACTAGTCGAAATCTTTACAGGCCAAAGGTTTTGAAAATCTTCCGACTTAACAATGTTTCGAGCCGTTGCCGATACATCCTCTACAAGTGATTGTGAGAAAGACAAATACAGAAAACGGGAACGAGCATTACGCGCTATGCCACGTGCAATTAGATTCGTGAGTAATTCAGTCTTACCGCTACCAGGTGGGACGTTAATAACTAAGTTCTTAACCCTGCCAGCAATAACCTCATCGATCTTGTCGGCAATATATTCATGATGCCAATTGACTGAAAATTTAAAGCCCATGCGAGGTAAGAAAAATGCTCGGGTAAAGAATAAATGTTCTTTCTCGCACTTAATCCGTTTGGCCTTGGTTTTAACAGGGTCAATATTCGTTCTCGAGTTCATCTATCGCCTGCCTTACCTGCTCATCGGTAGCAGTCACATAGGTAATATTTTCGCTTTGTAATGGACCACCGCCAGCGCCTGTAATTTCAGTCTTATTCGTGTATTTGCCGCCCATGTCCTCAGCAGCTTGCTTAAGAATGCTTAGAGCTGCTACACGGTTTCTACTGTGCTTTTGATATTGGCTTTCATAACGCTGTAATCGTACCGCTAAATTTGCAATGGGGATTGCCTCAGGCTTACCCAAAAACATTTCGCGAGTCTTTTCAAAATCAACCCTTAACTCTTCGCTTAGGTTCTCACCTGCCCGTTTAGTCGGGTCGTATTTTTCACATTGCTGCTTAGTAACTTTTACCCCGTATTCTTGGTTGACGAGCTCAGCAGTTTCTGTGGGTGTGTTAAATACGGCAAGTGAGCGAACTATAAAGAGTTTTACCTCTTTTTTTAGAGCCGCCATATCCTCAATCCTGTCAACCTACGTCAACCTAAATAGCCAAAAAAAAGAGCCCTAAGGCTCATCAAGTAATAACGCAGTTTCCACAGCATTTTGATATATCTAAATCAGAAACAAACGGCGGGTTTTTAGCGACTTCAATAAGCCGCTTAACGTTTTCATTTGCTCCCCAGCGCTTAACAACACCGATAAACTCTTCCACATCGTGACCAGCTAAATAGTGCTTTGGTAAGCCAGTATGATCACTGTAAATAATCTCACCGTCCGAGTCTCGCTCTACACCGATGTGATAAAGCTCATGCTCAAGCAAAGCACAAAACTCACTATCATTGGCTTTATCGCAAAAGGTAGCGTCGATAGTGATTAAGTAAGTCGGCACAAATCCGAACCAATCCCGCATTTGTTGTTCTTGGCGAGCTTTCTTCCATCCGCCTTGTTGAAACATAACCTTTTCACATTGGCCTAACACCATACGTTTAGCTCGTGTATATGCAGAAGATGCCCATGCAAATTCTAGAAACTCCTCATTATCATGAAGCAGCTCAGCGATATGATCATGGTCCGGGTTATGTAGAGGACCACCGAGCGTAAGAAAATTAGCAACAATCCATTTCTTTAAATCTGGTGCTGGTACTAAACGGATTGCTTCCTCTTCTTCAGCCTGATCAATAAAGTCTGGCTGCGGGAATGGTCTGATCTGATCCATTAAATATTTGCCTCTTCAAGTTTTTGAGCCACTCACAAGCGTATTCACTTCTTAACTGTACTGGTCCAGTATCATCGATCCTACATCTTGAAGCGGTCTCTATACGAACTACTGTATAGCCCATCTCCTCAGCTACGTCGTAACGATCCAGACTCCAAGCTTTATTCTTAAGCTTACCTTTTCGGCCACCTGACCAAGGGCCTCCAGCAATTTCAACTAAAATACGATGCTCTATTAAATGAAAATCAAATCGCCAGTGTTTGGTTGATTTAATTTGAAATTTCTTTTCATATTTAATTTCCAGAATTTCTAAGGATTGAGTAAATTCTTCTTCAGCTTCTAGATATTTTTGAGTAGCTTTAGGCAATGGTCTGCTTTTAGGTTTTGTCTTTGGTTCTTTTTTTCTGGTTAGCCAAAAATAATCTTTGTCATCCATAATTCACCCATTAAAAAACCCTCCTGAGAGGGTTCTAGATTAAAAAAATAGTGAAAATTAAATAAGTTATAAAATATTTATGATAGCCTTAAATGATGCCAAACTAATATTTGTGTTAGTTTGATTAAACAAATACAATGAAATTTTATCAGCAGTTAAACAATAAACTCTAGCATCGACTTTATCTAGGCTCATATTAAAATTTGTCGTAAATGATGAGCCAGTCGTCGCAAACGGCATATCAAGATCTATTTTAACAGAAGAGTTAGCAGCAATAATTTGAGGCTCAATTACAAATATTTTCTTAAATACAGAATCTGCTACTTTAGGTGATCTAAAAGAAATACTAAATGTTCCATCTTCTAAACATTTATATTTAATACTTTCACCTTTCGGGATTGTAAAAAATACAGATTCTTTATTTTTATTATACCCATTCACCGTTACACTTTTAAAAGCAACGTATGCAACTTCATCACTGATATTGACAATATTTTGCTCCTTAAAAGGTAAAGATGTATCAATTGTAAGCGTAGCTCCATCATTCAAATATAGGACATCATTGTAGATAGATAGGAATTGAACAGATGAATTGTTTATTTCAGTATTAAAGCTATTAAATTCATCACTCAAAACTAGATTTTTACATGGTCCATTCATTCTAATCAAACCATATTTACAATCTGCTTGAATAGGATTTATTACTGAAATATTCCCAAAGCTCTTGATATCTACATTATTAAACATAATACAGGTATCATACACTCCCGATCCAGTTTGAATAAATTTGGGATTATAAAGATGTAACCCACCATGGTTATCGGCCAAACTATTACCTCTAATTAAAGCTTGGGCATTGTTATCATTTCTTTCAAATAAGCAATCATAGAAACTCCATTGAATGGAGTTTGCATTATTGTTTTCATGTCTAGCACAAAAAGGAACTTCATGAGTTATAGGTTTCGCATTTCTAAAAGAACAATTATAAAAATTAATATTTCCCTTTACTTTCTCATTATCTACGCCCCCCATGTAAAGGTCACCAGCGTTCTGAAAGCTACTGCAATTTGTAAGTGTAATCGAAACAGCATTGTTATCCTTGATTTTATCTTTTAAGGGTGTCAAATAAAAATGAAAGCCATTCCCAGCACAATTTTCAACATGAAAGTTTTCTAAATTAATATGTTGAAGAACTTCATCTTCCTTGTTAGGTTCGAAATCAATTCCAGCAGCAGGAGCAGTTCCATTAATACTTTTAATTAAAATATTACTCATATTTGACTTAGATAAGGAAATAATAGATATACCCTGTCTACGACAATTTTCAATTATAAGATTTGATAAAATGATATTTTCTGAATATTCTTTAGTACTTGTTCGCCCGATATATACTCCATCACCCCAAGTATTTTTAATATTCATTCCTGTAATATTGATGTTTTCAGCACCCTTAATAGAGATCCCCATCCCCCATTCACCACCTATTGCGGTAGATTGATCTCTATTCCCATCAATATTTCCTCCAGATAACTTGATATTCTTAACATCATGAATCCTAAAAAGCTCATATCCTGTTAGATTATTTGGTTTAGCTTTAATTAATGTATTTGGATTCAATCGCAAATCAATATTATCTTTGAATGTAACTCCAACCGATGCATCTAATGAAAAAACACCATCTGGAATAGTAATTACACCGCCACCAATATTAGATATTTGGTTAATCAAGGAATTAATCGAAGATGTAAAATCTGTCTGTAATTGTGATTCAGTGAAATAATTTAAAATTGGATGATAAATAGTATTCAATAGATCTTGCTTTGCATTTATTTCAGCTTGATTTCTAGAACCATCAATAACTTCTGTTGCATTTATAGCCATACTTTTTTTCCTATTTATCTTGATTTAAATGACTAAGAATTTCTCTTAGCAAACATATTTTTACTCTTATTCAGGGTTTAAACAATACAACTTACAGGACAAACGACATTATTTGTCGCCTATAAAAATAATATAAATTTGACATTTTAAAATATAGAAAAAACCACTCAATCAAATGATCAAGTGGAGCTCTAATTCAATTTTAGTTTTCAACAAATATTAAACGGCCGGAATCACTTTAATAGATGTTGGAATCACCTCATTGCTATTTTGGCAAACTAGAGTGAAGTTGAAATAAACATCTTCTGTATATGCAGTAATTGTTTGGTTATAACGATGAATTTCAGTTAAACCATCAATTGAAGTAATCACATGCTCAATTTCAGTTGATGACACATATTTCATTGAATACTTAACTGGTAAAGCTTGTGTATTGAACAATGTATCTAATAATGAAAAGAAGTCATTTGTTCCATCAACTGTATTGTTATAACCAATATCAGAACCACCTAAATCGTAACTCTCAAAAGTAGTCTGTAAACGAACACCACTATGGACGTTACCTGTAGCACTTAAGAAGTTCTCAGCCACAACTTCAAGCGTATCGCCAATATTAGCTTTAGTAGCTGCATGGTAACCATACATAACCAATGGTGCTTCAGGTGTACCAAAATCTAACGGCTCGCCTACTGGTGTTAGTACACCATTTTGATATGTGCAGTTATCCAAGTACCAAGCTGAAGCTGGCGGATTTGGAAGACTAGTTACACCAATGACAGTGAAACCAGGTAATGCATTAATTGCTTCAACATTACTCAATACTTGGTCATAGCTAGTTGAATCATCAATCTTGACCAGTACTGTATGACCAGCAGGTAAGTTTGTATTAGTCAAAGTTTCGATTGTTGCTTGCTTTGGAGTAGTAACCATTAAGGTTTCCTCATAAAAAAAGCCCTATCATTTATTGATAAGGCTTGGGTGGTAGAAACTAGAAAAGAAAAAGCCCCGCCAATAATCGATATTTAGCGGGGCCATTTTGCGCCGTAATACGTCCGGCAAACGATAAATCTAGTTTTTAGGTGCTCTTAAGATATCTAAAACTAATTTAGACATTTCATGAAGATTAGAGCCAACTGGTAACCAGAATTGATATTGAACATTGTCACGGTTATAAATTTGCAGGTAATAGTCTGTTGTGTAGGAAGAATCTATTTCAGAAGCCTTAAATGTCTTCACATTTTTATCAATTTTCTGTCCATCCAGCTCACCGCCAACACAGATATTCATTTTACTTACCAGTTTAAATTAGACTGGACTATAGCATAATCAGTAAGCAACTTATGGAGACTTTGAAGGTTTACTTAATACCTTTGAGTTTTAATAAAAGATCTTGCTGTTCTTTCCGTAAATCTTTTACCTTCTGCAATTTCTCAAAATAAAAAAAATCTCTCTCTAATGCTATTTCTAGTGCTACTTCTTCCTTTAAATTACCATGTTCATCAAGGTTTTCAGGATTTTGTTCTGGAAATTCTAAATAATATTCTTCTAAATCCATAATTCATTTCTATAAAATATTTCAGATAAATTTATCATAGCCAACAAAAAAGCCCATCATCAGATGAGCTTCAATACCAGTGAACTACATACACTTCGAACACTATAACACGAATATGCCATACCCCGTATTTACAGTCAAGAAGATTGATTTTCCACTACTACGATTTTTATAAATTTATCAATTGTAAAATGTGGATAGCGAGATTTAACAAAAGCCAAACCGCATTTAATGTCCTGCTGTATTTGTGAACCATAAGTATCATTACTTTTTGCGATGTCTCGAATAGACTCACCCATTACATAATGCCACCAGATTGCCCCAATCCATTCCTGAACAACCTCATCCTCTATTGATTCAAGATCATTAATAATTTTATGGATTGCCCGTGCTTCATTATCGTTTAATTGACAGCAAGTACCCTTACGGCGAGTACACAAGCGATCTTTTAAAGTTTCATCACTCATGTACATTGCCATTAGCTTTTCACGTTGCTTTTGAGTGATGCGTTTGGTTGGCATTGTCTTCACAATTCTAACCATTGTTTCACTATCTCCATTTAGCCAAGCCCCTAGCTGACGGCACCATTCCTCAAAACTATATTTAGACCAATCGACCGCTTGTAAAATGTGTTGTACTGGCATATTCATATTCACCCCACCATTTTCTCTATCTGCTGAACCGCTAAACCTGCTTTAACTTGCTCTGTACTGAACCGTAAAACTGTAAAACCCATCATTGCCGCTTCGTTGTATTTCTCCATATCCCCCAAATAACCTTTGCCTCTTGTGTGACGTCCACCGCTCCAGATACCGCCTTCCACCTCTACTAAAATCTTTGTACCTGTAATCAGAAAATCTGCCCTCCATTTGCGTTTTGGATGGAATTTGTATTCCTGCTCAAAATCAATCTTGCAGGCTTTAAGATGAGTTGCTAATAAAACCTCCCCCACACTTGGTTCACGTGTTTGCTTTGCTGAACGGCGCTTTTTATTTTTCTGAATAGGAAATAATTCACGATATTCAGCAAGGCTCATTGAAGACATCAAGCACCACCGTTTTCGCAATCAATGCGGTGGCCCACAGCTATTTCTTCGGGGGTAGCTTTAACTGCCCAAGCCGAACCTAGTCTTGTACCATCCTCAAAAAGAAGTATTTCAATCTCATTTTCACTTCCTCTTGAGTCGTTAATAGTCTTATTTTCAATAGCTACAATTTTGCTAATCCATTTTGTAGAATCACCTTTTACACCAGCCCAATCACCTACCTCAAACTCAATCATGACCAGCTCCACTCTTAACCAATCCCACCTCTTCTACTTCCTTTCTTGCCAACCACAAAATCAATACAGCACCGCAAAGCACTGCTGTTACAGATGAAATGAGGAATCCCCACGCTATAATTTCAAATTTGTTCATGCTAGTTCTCCGTTATGTTTTGATTGAAATCCAACTTGCTTGAGGTAAGGCATCAATTTTTGTTGTTGCTCAGGATCTGCAAGTTTTACTGCGATACGTGCAGCCAGTTGCTCATAACTTTCGTTTCCTTCCGCATACTTGCTAGCGAATTCAGGAAGAACAGAAAGTTTTTGAGCGAATGAGTAAATTTGTTTTGAACTGAGTGCGATTGAATCCCCCTGCGAGACTCGAACCTGTATTCCAGTATTTGGAGTTTTTGCTTGTTCACGTGCTTGGTATTTTCCACATGCGTTGATTAACCAATCTGCAAAGTGGTAATTCATGAGTTCATTACAAAGATTCTTTTCGGCGTTGTAGAGTTCAAATGCTCTAAGCTCTCGATCGAACCATGTCGCGTTTTTGATCTGCTCGTAAGTTTCCTGATCAGTTGCCAAACGAATTTCTTCACCAAGTTTTTTCAAACTCAACCATGTTTTTTTATTTATAGATTCATCTGATAGATTCATTGATAGGTTCTGTGTCCCAATATTGGTACTGGTCTCGGTACCGTTTTTGGGACTAGTTACGGTCCCATTATTGGTACTAGTCCCGCTTTTGGAACCAATACCGAAATTGGAACTAGTTCCGTTATTGGTACTAGTTCCCTTTTTGGGATTGGTTAAATCATTTTCTTCACGGCCCATCACACCAATCAACTGGTAAACCTTCACTCCATTTCCAGTTATTTCACCCGTGAATTTAATGAAAGATCCCGCTTCAAGTTCATCTAAAACTTTGATAATAGTTTTACGGTTGAGAAGTGTATCTTTAACCATTCGCTTAATGCTTGGGTAGCACTTGTGCGATTCACCCGCTCTATCAGCCAAGGCCAATAAAACGAGTCTTTGACTAGAGGTTTTGACCTCTGCTTTAAAAGCCCAAATGGATGCGTCTAAGCTCATTAAGCCCCCTCTTCATTCATCTGAATGAAAGTGCTACCTAAGTAACGGATCCTTTTAGCCCGATATAAACTTGAGATAATTTGCCCAGCATGGAAAATTGGCATTCTGTGCTGCACAGAAAGTGCATGCATAAACTCATCACGTTTTACTGCTGCATTATTTTCATCACGTTTTTGGTCTCGCAAATTCTGCTTACGTACTTCAAGCAATCCTTCTAAAGTTCTAAGAGCTGGTTCATACCAAGATTGAATAATCTGCTGACGCTTCTGCTCTTGCAGATTGTCTTTAGTCGTTTGATTTGATAAATTAGTTTGCATATTCATTGGTTCCCAAATTAATGAATCCGAAACCACTCCTGTTCGCGCAGGAAGTGGTTTTTTATTTGAATAAAATTCGCATGTACTCTGGTGATGTAAATGCATGTGCCAAATACACTCTTGTTGCTTCAGCGATTTCTGGCGAACAATACACATC